CTCATCCGAGACGACCATCTTTTGTTAAAGAAGAAGGGTGAGTATTTCTTTCGTGGTCATCAGAGGCTTTATTATGACTACCAGGCTCGCGACTATCGTGCGTTCCACGAATCCCCAGATTACCAACCCGACGAAGACGAGCCGAATCGCGTTTTTAATGTTTATCGAGCGCATGGTGAAGCGGTTATTGCAGCCCTCACCATCGATGTCCCAGCGGTAAACTTTCTGCCCGATGATACAAAGAATGCGAACGACATCGACACTGCAAAGAATTACTCTGCAGCGTCTCTCCTTATTCAGCGGCATAACGATGTCGAGTTGCTCTACTCCTACGCAGTTTATCTTGCATGGGTTTCACCGCTCGTTGCTGCGTATCATTATCTAGATGCTGATAAGGAATACGGTACCGTTGCAACGCCTCAGTACAAAGATAAAACTGAGACACACATCAAGTGGGTATGTGGTCGATGCGATGCTAAACTTGATGATGCAGTCATCGTTTGTCCCGAGTGTAGTTCAGAAGACGTTAAGAAAGTAGAGACTGAAGAGAAAGTCTCCGCCTTCGTTGGGATGGAAGATGTTGCAAAGTCGAGAATCAAAATCAAGATTTATGGTGTGGACCATGTGAAGGTTTCACCATACGCGCGTACGCAGGGTGATACGCCTTATTTGATTTTAGAGTTCGATGAGCATGTCACGGAAGCAAGGGCAAGAACTGGCCGAAACATTGCAGGCCATTCCGATATCTCAAGCTACGAACGTTATTCCCGTGACCCACAAGGCTATGAGAATGACGACGCCAATCGCGTCACTACTCAGTGCGTATGGCTTCGACCATGTGCTTATTATTACGATTCGGTCGAACTCGGCAAGGAGCTTGAAAAGAAATTCCCCGATGGACTATACGCCGAAATCATCGGTGAAGAAGTCATCGAAGTCCGGAATGAAAAGTTAGATGACGTCTGGACAATTTGGGAATCCCCGGTTAGTTCGCATCTGCACATGAATCCTATTGGTCAGCCATTGTTTGACCCACAGGAAGTGCAGAATGATATTGTGAACTTAACAGTCGATACGATGGGGCAGGCGATACCTGAGACGTTTGCTGACCCTCAAGTATTAGATTTCGACCAGTATTCAAAAACCAGGCGAAAGCCAGGAATGGTGACGCAGGCCAAAGCATTAGCTGGCCGTGCGATGGGTGAGGGGTTCTTTACTACTCGAACCGCCACGTTATCACAGGAAATTGATAAGTTCGATAGTAAGGTTCAGCAGTATGCGCAGCTCTTAGTCGGTGCATTCCCTTCAATTTACGGTGGAACGATTCAGGGTGGTTCGAAAACATACGCTGAATACTCGGCCTCAAGGCAACAGGCGTTACAAAGATTATCACTCATTCACAAAGCTGCAACACGATGGTGGGCAAAGGTCATGCAGAAATGCGTGCCCATCTATGTTGATAGCCTGTTAGAAGATGAGCGATACACCGCACAGATTGGGCCGGGTGAGTTCTTAAACTTAACCATTCAAGCGGACGCGCAGAGTGGGCGCATTGGACACGTTGAGCCAAGTGCAGGCAATCAGCTTCCAATGTCATGGGGACAGCAGCGTGATATTATTATGGAGCTGTTGAAGATGGGCTCCGATGAAATCAATGCTGTTCTCTTTAGTCCTGAAAATACGCATATGCTTGTGAGGTTGAGTGGTCTGCCAGATTTGAAAATTCCAGGCGACGAGAGCCGAACCAAACAGTTTAGGGAAATTCTTCAGATTATTTCGTTGGGACAAGATAGTGATGATATGGGTCCGATTAGTGCAACGGGTGAAGTTGTTAGCCCCGTAAAGGTTGACCCAATTGTTGACGACCATGCGGTCGAAGCTCAGATTTGCAAGGCCTTCCTACAGGGAAGAGAAGGACAAGACCTTAAACTCAATAGTCCTAAGGTCTATTCGTTAATTCTTGCACATCATAATGAACATGTGCAAGCTATGAACTCCGGAGCGCGTACTCCAGCATTAGGTAATGCACAGTCTGGTCAACCAAGTTCAGGTTCACCAACACCGCCACCTAATGTGAATAGCCCAGCTCCGATGGAGCCGTAACAAATGGCACAGCCACCGATTGAAGATACACGTTCGAATGACTTAGCAATTCTTCGTGGCGACGACGACGAGCCTGCAAAGGCTGAAGTTGTTGAGGAAGTTGATTCTAAGGAAACTGAAGATTCAGAAGATGATGACGATATCATCTTAGATGACGAGGAAGAATCTAAGCCTGACGAGGAAGATGAGGATGACGAGGAGAAGGAATCAGAGGACGACGAGGAAGACGAAGAATCGGATGAGAAGATTGGCACTGGCTACGGTAAACCTACGTACAGACAGCTCGTCGCCAAGTATCCTAAACTCTTCAAAGACTTCCCAGGACTCAGGTCAACCTTCTTTCGTGAGCGAGACTATAGCAAACTCTTTCCCACTGTCGAAGACGCTAGGGAATCGTACGAGCAGCTGAATAAACTCAAAGCTGGGGAACAGCGTATTTCACAAGCAGACCCCGGAGATTTTATTGAATTGCTGGGCGAGTACGATGTTAACAAGCAGCGGAGTTTCATACAAAACTTCTTGCCCGCTTTGTTATCAAAGAATCGCCCGGCATTCCAAGCGGTAACTGAGCCTGTCATCAAGCACATGATTAAGAGTGCGTTTAATGATGGCAAGCGGAATGGGAACAACAATCTCATGAACTCTGCACTGAATGTTCACGAATGGATGTTCGGTGATGATAAGATTGATGCGCCTACTCCGCGGATTCAGCAGCCAACGAATGAACAGGACCCTGAGAAGGAACGACTCAGAGCAGAGAATCAGGAAATTCTGAGGGGGCAGCATCAGAATTTTGTTGATTCCATCTTAACGAACTCAAGCAAGACAATTACGAACATCGTTCAGAAGAACTTACCGGATGAAGTCAGTCCGTTCTTAGGTCGCTCGATTACGCGTGATGTTATGGACGAACTCGCAAGCGTCCTTCGAGATGACCCCGCTCATCGTTCCAATATGGAACGTTTGTTAAAGCAGGCAGCTTCAAATAGATATTCGACGGAGTGGAAGGACAGGGTAGCATCCGCGTATCTGTCACGCGCAAAGTTAGCACTCCCAACCATTATTAAGAAAGTTCGCTCCCAAGCTCTTAAAGGAACTAATCTCAAGGCTCGTCCTTCGGTACACAAGCGTGCGACTGGAACTGATTCAAAGGTTTCAGCACGCGCAAACAATGTGAACAAGGACGCAGTCACTGCGGTTAAGACCGGAAAGATGAAGGAGATTGACTTTCTCAACGGTTAATGATTTATTAGACCGGGAGAAAACGCGTGGCGACACCCCTGAATCCGCAGAACGTAGCTGATACACTTGCAATTCAGCTCGAAAAGATTGAGAAGAAGATTGAGGTCCTCTACGAGATTGAGGACACCTTCTATTCTCAGGTCGAAAAGAGCACCGATGCAGTTCCCGTTAACACTCGGGATATGAAGATTCCACTCCAGTTTGCACCGGGTGGATACTTTGGACAGTACAATCCTGACGGTGGCAATCTTGGACGTGGCTCTGGGCCACACTACGAGAATGCCGTCATTCCAATCGTCGATTTCCGTTATGCACTGGAATGGACGAAGAAGGCGGAATGGGCAACGCAGGGTGATGCAAAGGCTATCATCAGCGTGTTCAACAAGAACATGGCATCTGCAATGCCTCACTTCCGTGCGCACATGGATTCTATGTGCATGACGGGTGGAAACGGCGTTCTCGGAACCGTTACTGCTACGTCAAACGCAGGCGGCTTCGATACGATTGTTCTCGATGTTGACTTCGGTGTTAAGCTTTTGATGGAAGGTCAGAAGATTAACCTGTATTCGTCAGCATTAGCACAGAAGACGGTTCCGGGTGATGAGCCGGAGATTGTTTTCCGTGATGTCCCAACGAAGACCATTCGAGTCGCTACGATTCCGGGTGGTGTGGCTGTTGGCGATAAGATTGTGATTGAGGGCGTTTCGGGTGCGACTCCTATTTCGCTTCTGGGCGTGCCATACCACGTTTCAAACTCAACCGCAGGTACGTGGCTTGGTTTCACGCGCTCGACAACGCCTGCTATTCGCGCCTCAAGAGTTGATGCCGGTGGTTCTGGCTTATCTTTACCCTTCCCGCGACTGGCTCTCAATTTATTGGGGGACAGGAGCGGTTCGATGAAGAAGCCGAACATCAAGGCTTGGATGCATCCGGCTCAGGCTGCGGCTTATGAATCGCTCGGTATGCTCGTTACCACGATTGATAAGGATTCAGGCGGTTCTCAGGGAATGGATTTGTACTTCGGTGGAAACATGACGATGGCTGGTGTGCCTATCCAGCAGTCGTTCAAGTGGGATAAGCGCCGAATTGATTTCCTGAACATGGATTCTTGGGGACGTGCAGAACTCAAGAAGCCTGGTTTCTACACCTCCGACGGTCGAAAGATTTTCGAGGTTCGTGGTTTAGATGGCGGTGTGGCAGCTTCCACTTTGCTGTATCTTGTAGCTTCGTGGAACCTGTTCACAAGCAACCCACAGGAGAACGCGTACATCGATAACCTCGCGATTCCTGCTGGCTACGCTTAGTTAGTTATGGGGGAGGGGCTAACAACTCCTCCCTCATTTTCATAAAGATTACCGCCATGCCTAGCGATAACGATTACGATTATTTATATCAGGTTGGCGAGAACTCATACGCTACGCCGTGGAATATGCGTAGCTTGTTTGGTTTGCCCGAGCAGCCAAGAGCGTTAACATCGCAGGAAGAAGTAAATGTAACCGCGCCAATGCCGGGACCGAACGAACCTTATCCTCGGAATATGGCTAGCATTTATCTTGGTACGAATCAAGTACCACCAACGGGAACGTATACACCACCGCGCACAAGCAATCCAACAGTCGATAAAGAACTACAGCCTGCGTGGAATGAGTTCACTCAACGATATCCTTTTGCAAATAACTTCGTAAGCAATGTACGCTCGCAGCGTCTACCCGGTGTCACTCGTGGAATGCAAGTAGGTGGTACTACCTTTGTTGATGATAGTAAATTGGAACCATCTATGATTGCGGGTACGTTAGCGCATGAAACCGCACACGCTACGCAGAATCAACAATATCCAAATACCTTACCTAATGCACAACGCCACATGGGTGGCATCTTCACTCCTTATAGAGAACGACCCGGTGAGGCTACAGCATTTAAAACGCAAGAGAACGATACATATTTAAGATTTCTAGATAAAGCTAATGCTGAAAATGCAGAATATCACGCGCAAGCCGAGGCGGATTATAGGGCTGGTAAACGACCCAAGCCTTACTGGATGGACTGATGAACGATGTGTACATCAACAAGAAGCTCAAGTTATTGTTTGGTGAGTTAGACGGGAAGCAAACCTTTCGACTCGCACGAACAAATGAACTTGAGTATCGCCGCCTTGATAGTGGCGAGGTGGTTTTAGTACCACGTTACAATTATCTCAATGGCACCTTTTGGGTGATTGAGAGATTGATGCCAGTCAGCGGTCCCAACGCTGAGTTGTTACCGGGAGTCAAACTCTCGTACGAACCCATCTTCGTGTTCAAAAAGCCTGACAACAGGCCAATGATAGTAACAGAAGATGCCGTTCTCTCATTCGTACATATTCAACTGTTTGGTGAGAAGAAGAAACGCGACCTCGTGAAGGAAGAATTAGACCATTACGAGCGTCAAGTTGATTATCTCACCCAATTCTTGAATGACGAATGCTCAGTCATGTCGACGCAACTCCACATCGGAGAAGCCGTCGTTAATTCCAAGGAAAATACCAATGGCAGACGCGACATTAGTGTCCCTAGTCCCGAGGGAAATTCGGGAATTCAAGCCGGGTCTGACGGAACCACACGTAACGATTCCAGCAGCACCGTTGAATGATTTTGTTACCTTGCACATCAAGGATAACTCGTACGCGCTATACCTAGACAATGAGCGCGGCTCAAGACTTATTCCTGAGCCCGTATCTGTTTTCGCTGACGCAATTGTCAACGACTTCATCATTGCACAAATTGAGATTGACGCACCAACGAACTCATTTCCTGGATTGTTCTGGGTATACAACAAGCAGAGCCGCGATGATATCAAGAAGACGCATGGCGCTCTGCTCGCTCAGAACATTCAGAATCAGATTCGTTGGTTTCAGAGATTGGTACGTCGGGCAGATTCCGATTGGCAGATGTTCCATCAGCATAATGTTATTGCGGACGTCCAACGCCTAGCCGCACGACATTTAAACCTTGAACGTGAATGGGTACACGCTACCGTTGATATGGGAAACGATAGATGCCCAGCGTGTTCAAGTGTTCTGATGCGTCCTACCCCGGTTGTTTGTCCGACGTGCCAGTGTATTCTCGATAAGGAACGTTACGAGAAGTTGGCATTCGCCAAGTAAGGGATAAACTCATGTTAGCATCAGAAGTGATGGATAGAGCGCGTGTTCACCTGAACGATGCAGGTGGAGATTTATTCACCAACGATGTGCTCCTTCCCTTTCTGACATCAGCATGGGAAGAATTACAAAGCACCATGCAGGCGAATGGATTGCCGATTATGACGGAAACGTCAAGCGCAATCCTATTGCCTGCTGGTGTTATTTTTCTATCTACTGCCGCTGTCCCCCCAAACCCTACGTTACCACTTAATTTTCTTGAGCCCAAAGCTGTATATGAACGTACTCCCGGTTCTATGCAGTGGAGCGATATGGGTGAAGTGCATGGAATCATTGACAACACCATGCTACCGACGTTAGGAGTGTGGGAGTGGGATGGAGAAGGCATCAAATTCGTCGGTGCGAATCAAGACCGCGAGATTTTACTTCGCTATCTCAAAGGCTTGCCACAAATTACCTCAGCGAGTACAGACTTACCTATCACAGGCGCTAAACGATATCTCGCACTCAAGACAGCAGCGGAGGCAGCGGACGATATTGGACAGAATCGAGCCCGTTCTGATAGATTGGAAACGAAAGCGGAGTTTGAGATGAATCGTTTCTTAGCGATTCGTGTCAAGCTACAGCAGGACACCTCTGTAAGACGCAGAGGTTATCAAACGAAGGGGAGGGTAGGATGGTCATCACTGTTACCGTATTGAATCAGAAGAAGGTGCCCGGCGTAGGTTTGTTCACCACCGGGCGTATGAATTACAGCGGTGCGTATACTGCTGGTGGTGAATCAAGCGCCGGATTGTTAGCTGTGCTCGCAGGACATAATACGATTGATTCGATTGTGTTTGGGTCAACCTCAGGCTTGACGGCAGGATACGATGATGTTTCTAAGAAGGTTCGTATCTGGAGTAACGTTACAGGTACACCAACAGAATTAGCGGCGGGTAATAGCCCAGCTGCATCGAGCATTGGATTCACCGTCATCTCTAGGTAAGCTTAGATGAATCGAGACCACGCTCCAATCGTTATTGCCGAAACTCAGGGCCTGTTCGATAGGTCTGAGCTAAAGGATTCCGTTCCTGTTGACCATTTGTCAGTTGCGGAGAATATTGCGTACACGGAGCGTGGTTATCGTACCCGTTCGGGCAGCATCAAACTGCATCAGGTTATCGGTGGAGTGCGGAGATTCTGCTCGTACAAGAGATTAGATGAAGTGGCCCGTTTACTTATATTGAATGATTCGGGGCAACTGTATGATTCAACCGATTTAGCCGTACCGATTCTCAATATCGCATCGATGGTTGATTTTAGCGCCGCACAATACTACAATCGAATCTACATCACACCGCACGATAGAAACAAAGGCATCGAGAACGAATCGGTTTACGTATACGATGGAACAATTTGTAGGCAAGCAGGAGGTAGTGCGCCTGCTGGTTCAATAACGTGCGTCAATTCAGCGTTATCTGGCCATGTTGAACAAGGCACGCACTTATTTGCTGTCTCGTTTGAGACGGAATCTGGATACATTACGAAGCCGGGACCAGCTATTTATGGTAGCGTGCTTGCAGATGGCTCGCATGCTGTTGATATTTCTGGCATTCCTATTGGTCCTACTGGTACTGTTGCGCGTAGGATATTGGCTACTCGGCGTATCGCAGATTATAACTTAGGTCAAGATGGCTATATCTTCTACTTTGTTCCTTCAGGTCGCATCACGAATAACACTGCTACTACTGTTACAGTGGATTTTTACGATGCTGATTTGGTGCTCGAAGCAGACTACCTGTTCGACCAACTTAATGTTATCCCCGCAGGCGTGGGCATCGGTGTTTATCAGGATTCTCTGATTGTATGGGGCGAATTTAAGGAGCCAAGTGTCGTCAGAATTTCAAAGCAGGGCGACCCTGAAGGATTCGATGCGGTCGGTGGATACGTTACCGTAGCGCCGAATGAAGCGGGTGGGGTAAAGAATTGTGTGCAGTTTAGAGACTCTTTATATATCCTCAAGTCTCAGCGCACCTTTTCAACCTCGCGAGATTTAGTCAATCCTGACATGGCTATCTTCTGGCGTGTCATTTCGATTGACGAAGGCATCGGCACCGAATGCTTTAGCGCGGCGACTGTACTTGATACTGCTGGTCCGAACACGGATGCATACGTTATCGCGGCGCGCACGGGAATGTTCACGTTCAATGGCATTTATTCCCAGCCTGAATTCTCTTGGAAAATCGATAGGATGTGGCAGGCGCAGGACCAAGGTTCATTCGATGAAATTCAGTTGATTAACGATGTTGTTGGTTCTAGAATTTACGCATTGCTTGCTGATGGTCATATCTTAGTTGCAGACTACAAAAACGGTTTAGGCTACGCAAACATTCGTTGGTCGCATTGGTCCTTCCCTTGGCCCGTTACAGCAATTGGCATCGATGTTGACTCGGAACAAGGTGTTAATGTACTCGTCGCAGGAAATAGTATCATCTGGAAGTTAGACTTAGCTTACAAGTACGATGATATGAATGACGGCGACAATGCCATCAATACCATTGCCGAATACGCCGCTCAGAGCGTTGCTAATTACGGCTCTGTTACTCATTTTACTGCTGTTAGGGTGCGTGCGATTGGACAAGGGGATTTACTTCTATCCCTCAAAGGTATTGACGAAGCGACCCCAACAATGCTTCGGAGTCTTACGTTATCAGAGACACCCGGAAAGTACCACAATCGTCTTTGCAATCTGCGTAACGAGAAATGCGTTGTTAGACTAGAACTTGAGAATGCGGGTGATTGGCTCAACTTGTTGGAGTTAACTCTATTCGCATCCGAGATGTGGCTGGAGCGTCCCAGTGACACAACTTAATGAGAGTCAACTCTTTGAGCTTATTCAGTCCGTTCAACTCGAAGACCCTGTTCTCAAGGACCTCTTAAGAGAATTCGTTAAGCGGTTTCAGGTTGTCTCATTAGAGCTATTCGAACCTGAGGAACGACCTGAAATTGAAGACATCGTTGAGGAAATAACAGTTCCCAACGTTGAAATCTTCACGTATCGTTTAGTGCCATTAGGCATTAGATTCGAGTGGGAACGTCCTTCAGCTGATGCGTTTAGTTTTGAGATTCGTAAAGGTGTCGATTGGGAAACGGGCTCACGACAGATTGTTACGACAACGTTGTCAGCAATCTTAGAAGGTCAAGCCGTTGGCGACCATATGTATTGGATTCGCGCCTTCGGATTAGATGGTACGCCCTCTGAGTCAGCAACACCGCTGTTAGTTACGATACCGCCGTTAGGCGAAGTTGACCTCGATGGATACGTTGTTGACAATTTCGTGATGTTGCAGTGGACGAATCCTACTTCAGCATTTCAAATTGAATACTATATCGTATCGAAGAACGGTACGCAGGTTGGTGAGCAGCAGGGCACGTTCATCACGCTATTTGAAGATACGGGTGGAACGTATACGTATTCAGTCCGAGCGGTTGACATCTTTGGTAACGTTTCAAACGACGCGACCTTAGATTTATTAGTCTCTCAGCCGGCAGACTACGTACTATACGATATCTATACCGACGACTTCACGGGTACGAAAGTTAACGTATACCGCGATGCGACGTTACCTTCAATTTTTGCCTCGTTAAATCTGAACGAGACGTGGCAACAGTATGCTGATAACGGTTACGCCACGATGCAGGATGAGATTAACGATGGCTTGCCGTATTGGTTGCAGCCTACCTCACCGGGAGTAGGAAGCTATGAACGCGTGGCAGATTTCGGTACGATACTAGAAGGCATCATCTGCAACGTATCGTGGGCGTATCACGAGATTGTTCCATTTACGCAGGTGAAGTGTTTTCTCTCAACTTCGTTAGACGGAATTGCATACACCGCACCTGTCGAAACGAAATCGCTTTTCCTGCCACAGTTTCGATACGTGAAGGTTCGGTTTGAGTTCCTCGCTTTGAACTAGGAGATAACATGGCATTAAAGTGCTTTGGGCATCAAACAATTACAGTTAGTGCGACAGCGGGAACTTTAGACTCGGGCATCTATGGTGGTAAGAATGTTGTAGAAGCTTTAGTAACTGTTGAAGTCGCACCCGTTCGCGTTACGTTGCACGGCACGAATCCAAACGATGGTACGAAGCTTGGACATTTGTTTGCACTTGGCGCGGTGTTCAAGGTAGATGCGAATGATATCGCAAAGCTGCGTCACATTCAATCCGGTGCGACGCCTGCCGTGTTGAACATCTCATACTATAACAACGCGTAATGGGCGTCATTGTTATTTCCCCCGGTGGCTCGTTGGACTTGCAAACTATCGCCAAGTTGCTCACACCGGAGATGTTAGTTTGGGAACGCACGCCATCAACGGGCATCATGCGTATCGTTAGCAAAGCAAAAGTTGCTCGTTCGTTCAGTGGCATTGTGCATTCGCTTGACTTTGGCTCAGTCACAATGAGTCTTAGAATCAATGGCTCACCAATTCCTGGATTAACCAATTTGATTCCGGGAACCACGCCATTCCGAGCATTAGCATCTGGAGGGAATGTTCTTCCTGTAGACGGGATGCTTGAAATCGTCCTATCGAGAGTATCGTCTGCACGAGGACTTTCCCTCCAGTTTGAGTATGATTGGATTATCTAATGGCTGAAGCACTCTACCAGATGTATAACCTGCAATTAAGGTTAGACATCAAACATACCGTAGACGGTGGAAAGGTTAACGTTAACGCAGCAGACGTAGGTGGAACTGAAGTCTTCTTCAACAAACCGTTTAAGGACGTGGATTCCATTACCGTAACGTCGCAGGGTACAGTTGAGCAGAATGCAATCTACGACTTCGTAGACATTCCGAATCCCGTGAGCTTCAGGATTCTTCTGTTCAGTACCTCGGGCGCACGTGCGAGTGGAACCGTTTCATGGAAGGCCAGAGGCAAACTCTGATGAATGCAATGAACGAGCCGGTTCAGACTCAACTCACCATTGATGATATCAAAGGTGTTGTCGGTTCCATGGTGATTGATTCAATCATCAAGGAAAAGCGTATCGCGGAGTTAACCGCGGAAGTAGCTCAACTCAAGAAGGAGTTGGAGAATGTACACACTGAAAAGTGACCACGGCAAATTCGTATGTGCCGAGGACGGCGGGGCCAAACAAGGAACTATTGATGGGCGGCCCGCTGGTTTAATGACGGCGAATAGGGATAGTGCCGGTGCATGGGAAACATTTACGATTGAAAAGTCTGACGAACCAGAATTCTATGGAATCAAGTCTACTCATGGATTCTTCGCATGTTGTGAAGATGAAGGTAAGGCTGGATACGTAGCATTCAACCGTGAGGACTTAGGCCCGTGGGAAAAGTTCAAGCTCGTTGTCCAAGAAAATGGGAAGAAAATCTCATTTGAATCCTTGTGCCGACCGGGCTATTTCATTAAGGTATGGAACGATGGTCGTGTCGTTCTAGACCAGCCAATGTTTGAGGATAAGCCTTCTGAGACACCGGGCGGATACGAAACGTTTACGTGTGACCCACCCTTTAAGAGTGGTGTTGTTCCGGGTAAGTCAGTTATTCAAGGCCAGTTACGAATCGATTCAAATGGCTTTACTGATGACTCTGGCGCACGTATCCTTCCGATTGGGCTTCACGTTGGTGATTTGTTTTCCAAATTCGTCCGTGACCCATCGCACTCTGAACGTATTATTCAGCAGGCACGGGATGCGGGTTATTCGTACATTCATTTCTGGATGAACCTGGGAACACTTGGTGATTATTGGTCCGGTAGAGAATGCGGACCCGGATACACCGAAGATTTCTGGGGTCAATTGGGTAAGCTTGGGGATGTATTAGACACCTACGGAATGAAGGGTGGTTATAACCTCGGTGATTATGAGCTTTGGCTGAATGAGGACTACGGTTCATTCTTTGAGGAATTAGGGCGTAACTTAGAGGAGCGGGAAGATTGCACTGC